AGCTGCGGTGCGGAGCTTGATGCTGACGGCTCTGCTACGTCCGGAACGCTGCAAGTGATTCCTGTCCAAAGGCTCATCGCCTTCGTTCAAGAAGAACTTGAGCAGTGCGCGTTCTCCATCTAGTGGATTCAACGGAATGTGTTCCTGGATTACATAACCCTTTGATAGGGGTCTGTGTGTCCGAGTACACAAGCGGATAATATCATGATTGATATCATCCCACTCTCCTAGGATTTCACTATCACGACTGACTCGAGGGAAGAATCCCCCGAGCAGTTTACTGATCTTCCTGCGAAGGAAGTCAGTAGTGTCCGTGTAGTGAGCGTCTTTACACTGGTTAAAGAAACTTACCAGTGCAACGACCTCCTCAACGTTACGTCTGTCGTCGGGCCACATCTGGCGCATCTTGACGTATGACACGTCAATTCCGCCATAGTAGTCCTTCCCACAAGACTCTCTGAACCTTCCGGTCCAGAAAGATTTTTGGGAGTTCACCTTGAATCCAAAGGACCCAAGAGCATGAACGACAGATCCGACATGGTCAGTGGGGACAATAATGTCATCCCCATAGACCGCCACCTTGCCGGTAAGCTGAAACAAATCAGCTACCCGGAGGCGCTTGCCGAGGCTCTTCTCAATCCCAACGAGAGCGATAATCAAGAAGATTATCGTCTCAAGAGGAAACGTAAGAGCCGAACCCATCGACGCAAACTTGGCCAACGAAACAGTGATGTCTTCGTCACCAAGTCGAACGATGGCTTGCCTAGAACGGCAAGCCTGGATAGCACCATCAAGGTGCTGCCACCGCCCGGTCAGAGACCGGACGAGTTCGTTCGAAACGCGGTCGCTCGCCTCGGAAAGGTCGAGAGTTGCCAAGGATCCAGTGATGGACCCTTCCCGTGCAAGAAGTTGATTAACTTCTTGGCGATCGAGTCGGAGGAACCGTTTGAGGATATAATCCTCATCCAGTCCTTTGACGATGCTTTTGGAGAGTGCCTGTTGTGCGTACTGCATACAGACAGGCTCCATAGCAATGATCCGGGGCGTTTTCGCCGTCTTAGGGACTGATATCACCTTCACAGGTAATTCGTCCTCAGGGTTCTTGAACTCCGTATCTTCCAAGATTTTCCAAAATCTTGGATTGGGCAACAGGAAGAGATCCGAAGAAAAGTATTCCTCGAGTCTCCATGTCCAGTGCGCGTGGTACTTCTCGTTCCCGAGAAGGCCATCTGCAGTGGATCCTGGGCCATGCTTCGGCACTAACGTGCCATGGGCGACGTCGCTATTAACGCGATCGAAAACCCGATCAAACAGAAGCATAGCAATGCGAGAAAACGCCAGATTTTCATCTGAGTGCCACTCGTATTCCCACTCACGGACTTCATGGTCGGTGTTGATGTATTGAGTCATGGCTTGCTTTGTCCTGTCAGGCGATGCCTGGAGGAAAAGTTTGCCATAGACGCCACACAATTGCCTCACGGCAAGTATCGCGTCTACGTTTGGCTCAAGCAACAACGCGCCATTCTCGAAATCGAACACCTGCATCAGGAAACCCCTTAGAAATAAGGGCAATCCTCGGCTACTCCGGAACTTAGGAGTATCCGCTAGGCAGACTTGACTCTGGTCAATCCATCTTTCGAAGGATTTTCCAAAGTCAGGCAGGTCTATCGTAAGAAACGGTAGACCTTGGTGTTCAACTCGACGCTCGACTAGATCATAGTCGAGCGTGGTGTCGACGGCACATCGCTTACCCATATCTTGGGCAAGCACCTTCCAGAGAGACAACAGGTCTTTCACCTGGTCCTCCTTTCATAAAGGAATGGATGAGGCTGAAATACTGCACCACGTTGTCTTACGACTGTGAGTCCCCCTACTCAGAAATTCTGAGTAGACTGGTCCCCTCGTCAGCTTTCGCCGGCGAGGAGCTTGGTAATGGCTGCACCGCTAGAAGCGGACAGCCAAGCCAGGTATCCGTCCACGTCCTGCTTAAGGAGCGTGGTGTCGTAACCGGGAGGCGAATCGACGACAAGGTGAACAGACACAGTCTGATTCACATTCTGACCACTAACCAGAGGGTTAGCGACCAGCGAGTCGTGGACAAGCTTCACCATACGACGAGTCCGGCGCCCATAAGCATGGGAAACCGAGACACGGTAGGCCCGATCCGAGGTGCTGAATGCACCCGTATCAAGGCCGGTACCAGTACGACCTAGCGACTTCGCAATCGCGTTGATCGTGATAGAAAGGGGCTCTGCGAACATGGTGATCTCACTTTCAGGGTACAACTATGAAGTTGTATCGGAGGTGTACTAGCTATACTGATGTATAGCTAGTCTCAACGGTTACCGCGCCGGGTGATTCCTAGCGCAGCGAGGATGGCAAATTGACGTGGAGAAAGATCATCCCACGTCATGCCAAATCCGTATGGTGACGCTCCAATCCTGGATTTGACTACATAAGTAGTCGTGCCAGAAATGGTACGAGGTACAGTACCCCAAGTGGGTACAACGCCATTGTGAACATGACTGATCTCGCGCTTGACTTCCTGCATAAGGTAGCCATAGCGCATCACGAGGTCGTCTTCACTGATCGCAGATACGTTAGCGAGAATGTCGCCAGCGTTTCCAAACCAGTCGGCCAACCACGTCCAAGGAGTGATGTTCCACAGAGTGTCAGGAGAGAGACTAACGCCCAAGATAGAACGGGCATAAGCTCTCATCCTGCGAACGAGTAAAGCGTCAACAGGTGGATACCTGTAGACGAACTCGCCGGAAAACCAAGTTTTCTTGGTATCCGTCTGTGTAACTACACGACTTGCCTGGTTCCAATGCGTAATAGTCAATACAGGCCACGGTAAGACGTTCGCCGTGGAGAGTACTGTACTACTACTGGAGCTAGGGAACGAATACTGTCGTCTCATTGCCCTCCCAGAATTCCTTCTCAGGTCTTCTAGGATGTCCGCTTGTTGTTCAAG